AGTTTATCTCAAAATCGCAGATGGAAGAGCTGGAAGATGCCTGCACGTTTGGAATCGAGGGGGCGAATAAGTTGCTCAAGAAATACGTCGGAATCCAAGCCAGAGCATACACGGCTTACAACTACTACGACGAAAATGACAATTTCCTCGCGAACAGCGATGAAGCGGATATTTACGGGTTGCTTGAAATGGCAGGCGTGGAGGTGCGGCATGGCGGGTGATTATATCCGGCGCGAGGATGCGCTATTTGCGTTACGGAAAGCCGAACGCGGTGGAAGCATGACGGCACTAACACGGTTGGAACGCGCATATGCCGAAATTCGGGAAATGCCCGCCGCCGACGTTGCGGAGGTGGTGCATGGAACGCCGGTGACGGAAGTGCGCACGAGGACGATTGTGGGATACCATGAGGAGATCGGGGTCTTAGCGGGAGACCGCTCTACACTTTATCGCAGGAATATGGTGCATGCGGATATCCCGTATGACAACTGCCCAATATGCGGCGCAACGCTGTGCTCACGGTGGCACAACTTCTGCGGTAAGTGCGGGGCGAAGATGGATGGAGGTAACAATGGAGAACGGAGGGAAGAATGAACACACACATTACAAACATCAAGGGCGACTGGCAGGAGGTCGTGGACACCTGCCGCGCCACCTCCGGCAAAGGTCCTCTTGGGCATGAGCCGAGCGAGGATTTTAAGCGCCGGATTTTAATTGCCGAACACTCGCCGATTCGGCGGATCTCGGTATCGTGGGTCTGGAAAGGCATTAAGAGCTGGATTGCGACGCACTGGTCAAGGCACAAATGGGAGTGCTTTATCTCTACGCAGAGGACAGACCGAACCGGAACGCCGAGGGACAAGCTCCCGCAGGACGCGCCGGTAATCTTCGAGGGAGAAGCGAACGTACAAGCTTTGATTGACTCCATGCGCAAGCGGTTATGCGGGCAGGCAGACCCGGAGACGCGCGCGTATGCCGAGGATTTCAAAGCAGCGCTGCATGAGGTGCAGCCGGAGATCTCGGACGTTCTAGTACCTAACTGCGTTTATCGGTGCGGATGCCCGGAGATGCAGACATGCGGTCTGTATGAGAGCTGGTCCAGACTTCGACCGGAAGTCATGAGTACCTACATCCAACACCGATACGACATCTACAACAGTATGTTTTGGAAAGCGAGGGCAAAACGTGGGAACGATTCTGGCGATTGACCCCGGCAACATTCAATCCGGCTATGTCATCGTCGAGCACGACGGGAAGGAAATCCGGAAGGTGCTGGACGTTGGTAAAGTTCCGAATGGGGAGATATTCCCCGTTCTCTGCCGGGAGTATCAGCACCTGGCAATCGAAATGGTTGCCGGTATGGGAATGCCTGTAGGTCAAGAGGTGTTTGACACCTGCTTTTGGATTGGGCGGTTCTGGGAATATGCCGAGCTTTACCGGAAGGGGTACCAGATACAGAAGATCTTCCGGCGGGAGGAAAAGCTTTACCTTTGCGGCAGAGCATCGGCAAAGGATGTGAACATCAGACAAGCCCTTGTTGACCGCTACGCGCCCGGTCAGCCGAACTACGGCAAGGGAACAAAGAAGAACCCCGGTTTCTTTTACGGGTTCGCAGCGGATATGTGGGCGGCGATGGCGGTAGCAACAACGTATTTTGACAAGTACATAAGGGGGGTAAAACTATGAACGATAACTGCATTTGCGCGCATTTATACGGAGATGGTAGCAGGAATTGTAGGTTAAGAGCGGAATACATCCGCTGCAACCGCGCCGGGGAATGCTCTGCCTATAAAAATGGAAAGTGTTTTTGCGTAACAACACTATTTGGCGTCAAATGCCCCAACGGTGATATCACAATTGTGGATGGTGGAACAAAACAGTCAAAGAAGTTTTTACTGGTTCAGGAAGAAGCCAGAACAAATCCCGCTTACGGGAAATTACGATATCCATCAACCAATTTGATTACACGCATAGGAGAAGACGCTTTTCTCACCGTTTCTTATACATGGTTGGAGGATTTCGGTGGGGAAATCCGTTGCGATAACCCGCATTTTGGCACAAACAAACTGTACATAAGCGCAGACAAACTCACGCCAGAAAACATCAAGAGAATTTGCGATTTTATCCCACACGCAATAATGGGCGGCGTGATTCGGGATTATCAGGACAAAATCGTCCCAATGTTTTTGCATCAGCTGCGTGGGCTATTCCCAGAAAAGTACGCAGCATTCCAGGGAGCGTATCCTGATTACAAAATCAAAGTTCCGGACTGGAAGGGGCGATGGGCAAAGCTTTCAACCTGCAACAAGAATGCAGAGTACAAGGACTGCCACAAAAACACGTTCCGTTTTGATGGAGACTACATTGTATGCGATTGTTATAATTCGTCATTTGCACCTTTTCGTGCAAAGCGGGCAGAAATCCGCGTGAAGCTATCTGACGAAATGGAGGTAGAAATCACAGATAACGGGCAAGTCACCGATGCAACTGTTTTCTTGTGAGAAAGGGGGATACAGCTATGATTTGCCCGGGATGCAACCAAAAGATGCGGTGCAAAGACAGCAGACCGACCAACGACCGAATCATAAAAGCGAGAAGATATGTATGCGAAAGCTGCGGCGAGGTGCGCTATACAGTGGAAATTCTAAAGGAAACATACAGCGCGCTTTCAGAGCAAAGATTGAAGGAGGAAGCACATGGAGCAGTTGAAGGGCGCGAAGTTTGACGGCGGTAAGCCCAGACCGTCCACCGTCCCCGTAGAAGCCATCATTGCGATTCTGGAAGCTCGCATGTACGGCTTTAACAAATACGGCGACGCGGAGGACTGGCGCAGCATTGAGCCGGGGAGATGGCACGAGGCGCTGTTACGGCACGTTCTGGCAATTTGGGAAGACCCGACGCATATTGACGAAGAATCCGGGCTTCCGTCTATTTGGCACGTGATGACAAACGGGGCGTTCTTGTGTGCGCGGTTGAAGGATGTCTTGGACGAGAAAATGAAACGAGGAGGCTGATACGGTGAGCAAACCGCGCTATGGGTGGTGGGGCTACGCGAAATGGATGGTACGAAGCTACAAGGGCGGTACGCTTATGACGCGCGAGGAAATCGACGCGGTAGATGCTGCCGTCGAGGAAACAAAGCAGCTTTCCGATGGTGCGGAACGGCTGAAGCTTATTGATCTGGTCCTTTGGAAGCGCACACACACCTTACAGGGCGCTGCTATGGTGGTATATGTTTCGGAGCGTACCGCTCAGGAATGGCATAGGCAGTTTATATACTTAGTGGCAGAAAAACGTGGTTTATATTCAAAAGTTTGCGTAAGAGAGCCTTAAACATGGTGTATCGTTGAGAGCGTAGAGGTGTATCCTCTGCGCTTTCATCCTTCCTACGGCTACGCAGCGTACTGCGGAACCTCCTTTTTCTTAGCTCCACCGGAAACCGCAATCCGGTGGAGCACAAGAAGGGAATATTTTACTCAGAGGTGGTGACAGATGGCTGCGAGGCTGACAGACCGGCAGAAAAAGAAAATACTGGCGGATTATGTTCAGACGAACAACTATTGCGCCACGGCGAAAATAAATGGAGTGTCCGCTACAACAGTCAAGAACATTGTTCTTGCAAATGCGGAAATTGTGGGAAAGTGTGAGCAGAAAAAAGAAGAGAACACAGCAGACGTCTTAGCCTACATGGACGCGCATAAAGACCTTGTATGCTCTTTCATCGGGAAGGGATTGGAACTGCTGAATGACCCGGATAAATTGAAGGCGGCGAACCTGAGCCAGATCACAACGGCAATGGGGACGCTGATTGACAAGTGGGCGATGATTGGAGGAAATCCAACAGATACGATTAAGGAAGACGCTCTGAGCGTAAGCCTGCGCGAAATGGCAGAAGGGTTGGAGAGCGATGATTAGCGCAAAGCAGCAGAAGATCCTTGCTTTCCCCTATTCCAAGTATGACGCGCTGATTTGCGACGGCGCTGTTCGTTCCGGTAAGACATCAATCATGATGTGGGCGTTTGTACGATGGGCGATGGAGAATTTCAGCGGTCAGCGCTTTGGTGTATGCGGGAGAACTGTGGACAGCTGCACAAAGAACATCATTGTACCGTTTACGGCGATGAGCCTTGCGAAAGAGCACTATATCGTCCGATGGCGGCGTGGCGATAAGGTCATGGAAGTGCGGCGCGGCGCTGTGACGAATTACTTTGAGGTGTTCGGCGGCAAGGATGAGGCAAGCTATACGCTGATTCAAGGCAGAACGTTAGCTGGCGTGCTTCTGGACGAAGTGGTGCTTATGCCACGCTCTTTTGTGGAGCAGGCGCTTGCACGATGCTCTGTGGACGGCGCGAAGCTGTGGTTCTCTTGCAACCCCGGAAGCCCTCACCACTGGTTCTATCAGGAATGGATAAAGCGGCACAGGGAACGGAACACGCTTTACCTACATTTCGAGATGAAGGATAACCCAGGCCTGAGCGAAAGGACGCTTGAGCGCTATGAAAACATGTATGCCGGTATCTTCTACGACCGCTATGTTCGCGGACTGTGGGTAGCTGCGGAGGGTATTGTTTACAAGGACTTTGCCAACGACACAGAAAAGTATCTGATTGATGACCCTCTCAAATGGGCAAGGGAAAAAAATACAAGGTTCTCCGTTATTTCCATTGGCGTTGACTTCGGCGGCACGAAGTCTGCAACGAAGTTTCAAGCGACTGGAATCACGAAGGACTATCGAGTTGTGGCATTGGAAGAAGAATACATCAAGAACGAAGAGATCGACCCTGACGCGCTGAACAGGCGATTTGCTACGTTTTGCAAGCTTATAACATCGAAATATGGCTATAGCCAGACGCGGGCAGACAGCGCGGAAACGGTTTTGATTCGTGGGCTAGATCATACGGCTCAGAAACAGAATCTTGGGACACAAGTCAAGAACGCGCTGAAAATGCAGATCACAGACAGAATCAGACTGGTTGTGCTGCTGATGAAGCAAGGTAGGCTCAAGGTTTCGCGGAACTGCCCGCATTTGATCGATGCGTTTCAATCAGCAATTTATGACCCGGATAAGTTCGAGGACGAGCGCCTTGACGATGGTACATCCGATATTGACAGCCTCGATGCGTTTGAGTACAGCATAGAGCCTTATTACAAAGACCTGGAACGCGCCGGGCATACGATAGGACGGTGAAAGAGTGAACATACGCAGAGCATTAAAGGAGCTGGGATTCGATACCGTTGATCTTGATTTCTACAAGCTGATCGGGGTGTGGGGAGACTGGTACAAAGGGAATGTCGAGGACTTCCACAGTTACACGGTATGGAATGGCATTGAAGAATTGGAATGCCACAGATATTCCGTAAGCATGGCGAAAAAGGTATGCGAGGACTGGGCAAACCTTCTGATGAACGAGCGGGTAAACATCACGCTCGAGGGGAAGAAGGAGCAGGAGTTCGTAGACACGATTCTCTCGGAAAACAACTGGGAGATCAAGGCGAACGAATCGCAGGAGCGAAAGGCAGCGCTTGGAACGATAGCGTATGTTCCGGTCATTGAGGGAATGTTCATCAATCCGGACACTTCCGAAATTGCTGATTCTGGGCGCATTCGTATCAACTACGTCAGCGCGACGAACATTTATCCCCTGACATGGGATAACGGCATTATCAGAGAATGTGCGTTCGCTTCCACAAAAAAGGTGGACGATACAGAGTACACATACATTCAAGTTCACAGGCTGAACGGCGGCGAGTACGACATCGAGAACCATTTGTATGATTCCGAAGAAGTCCCTCTGACCAGTGTAAAGGGCTTTGAAACAATCCCGCCTGTTGTGCACACAGGGAGCGACAAGCCTCAGTTTGTCATTGACAGGCTGAATATCGCGAACTCCGATGAAAATAACCCGCTTGGTGTGGCTGTGTTTGCATATGCCATCGACCAGCTCAAGAGCGTTGATATAACGTATGACAGCTACGTGAATGAATTTGTGCTTGGCAAAAAGCGCATTGTGGTGCAGCCAGAAGCAACGCGCGACGTGAACGGCAGACCGGTCTTTGATAAACGTGAGACTGTGTATTACGTTTTACCGGAAGACAGGGCAAACAACGGGAACATCTTGCAGTCTGTTGACATGACGCTTCGTACTGAGGAGTTCAACACCGGCATGCAGGATATGCTGAATATTCTTTCCAGCAAGTGCGGCTTCGGTGAGAATCATTACAAATTCGATCAGGGAAGTATTGCTACAGCGACGCAGGTTATCAGCGAGAACAGCACCATGTTCCGAACGATCAAGAAGCATGAGATTTTGCTTGAACAGGCAATCACAGAGCTTTGCAGGACGCTGCTCCGCATGGGGAACAGGTACATGGAAGCTGGCCTGAATGAGGAAGTACAGATTTCCGTAGACTTTGACGATTCCATCATTGAGGACAAGCAGACGGACTTCCTGCGCGATATGCAACTTCTTAGCGCAGGCATTATGAATGACTGGGAGTTCCGTATGCGCTGGATGAACGAGGACGAGGCAACCGCAAAGGCTGCACTCCCAAAGGCGCAGGACATGGTAACTGAACAGCAGCAGGAGGTGGAGTGATGGGAGGCCGTGGAAGTTCTGGAGGCGCTGGAGGCGAGAGGGTCGGAATTAAGCTCCCACAAATCTTAGGAAGCGAAAAACAAATAAACTGGGCGAAAGACATATTGACAGACCCATACACAACATTTGAAATGAATGAAAAATTGCGTCGAAGTCAGAGCGTTGGACGTCCAAAAACTGATGAGATAAGGATGTGGGCAGATGCGTACAACGCAGCAAAAAAACGCTACGCGGATGAAATCGCAAACTTGTCAAAAATGTTTCCGAGCGGGATGAAGGCAGGAGACATTATTGACAGGAGAGACGGACTGAGTTCAATGGCGAAAGCTATTTATAAAGACGAGCTTGACAAGTTGAGGAAAAAATACGGGTTTAAAGTATGATCAATTTTGAAAACTTAGACAAGTGCGTATTCCTCGGCGTAGGAAAGTATGGCGTTCCGCAAATTGACCCGGTCAAAGCGTATCCACAAGGGGAATTCATTCCTGCAAATTACGTACACACAGCCAAGCGACCGGAAAGCAAGGTCGTGCATTTCTTTATAGACGATTATCAATTCGTCCGGTACTGGAATCAACCGGATAGGTATATTTCAAAGTTGCAACAGTACGAGGCGATATGTGCGCCAGATTTCTCAACATATACGGATATGCCGCTTGCCATGCAGATATACAACCATTACCGCAAGCACTGGTTAGCGGCATACTGGCAGCTGCACGGGATGACGGTTTACCCGACGATCTCATGGAGCGATGAGAGCAGTTACGATTGGTGCTTCGATGGCGAGCCTGTCGGCGGCATAGTAGCGGTTTCATCGGTTGGGACGCAGGCAAACAAGGATAGTAAACGCCTGTTCCTGCGCGGCTACGAAGAAATGATGAAACGTCTTTCGCCGGAATGGGTGATATTCTACGGAAAAGTGCCGGAAGAATGCGATTGGAACATTATCCGCGTGAAGCCGCACTATGACGAAATCGTGAAACGGAGGAAAGCGAATGAAATATCCGTTTCAGCCGGAAGTCCTTGATGCGCTGCCGGAAGAACTGGCAGAACTGTTCCGAGGTTTGGAAGATACGCTCCTCGATGAGATATGCAGTAGGCTTGCGCTGAAAGATCAGCTGAACGAAGTCACGGTGCAGGATATCCGAGCGCTGCGGTCGCATGGCATTGACACGAATGAGATTGGAAAAGCAATCCGCAAGACCTCTGGAATTAGCGAGAAGAAGCTCAAGGAGCTTTTCGACGATGTTATTGCCAGGAACCAGAAGTATTACACATCGGTTATCGACATGGCAGGGCTGACAAAGCCTGATATTCTGGTGAACGCTGCGACAATCGAAGCGATCAGAGCGCAGACGCTTGATGAATTTCATAACATCACACAGTCTATGGGATTCTTGGTGGACAAAGGCAGGACGATGCTCCCGCCTGCGCGTGCATATCAGTGGGCGTTGGATTCCGCTGTTATGCAGATTCAGAGCGGAGCAATCAGCTACAATCAGGCGATTAAGTCTGCGGTGCAACAGCTTGCAGGCGGACTGAAAGTCGTGAACTACGAAAGCGGACACGTTGACCACATCGACGTTGCTGTTCGGAGAGCTGCCATGACCGGCGTGAATCAGATCTGCGACCAGTACACGAACCAAAGTGCAGAGTACCTTGATACGAGATACTTTGAAGTGTCTGCGCACTCTGGGGCGCGTGACAAGCTGGGTGCTTCGCCGTGGTCAAGCCACAAGGACTGGCAAGGCAAAGTTTATTACCAGAGTGAAAGCGGCGAACCTGACCCGCTTGGGCTTTACGATGACCTTGTGGAGACTACCGGCTATGGATATGTTGATGGCTTGACCGGCGCGAACTGTCGCCATCATAAATATCCATTTATTCCCGGAGTTTCGGAGCGAACTTACACAGACGAACAGCTCAAGCATATCGACGATGGTCTTGGCTGCACGTTTGACGGAAAGACTTACACAGCCTATGAAGCGACGCAGATGCAACGCCGAATAGAACGGCAAATCCGCGCGCAGAAAAAACTTAGAAACGCATACAAAGAAGCTGGGCTTTCCGAGGACGCGACCGCCGCGAACATAAAGCTTCGGAGGCTGAACGCAGAATATAGCAGGTTCAGCAAGGCGGCAGGATTGCCGGAGCAACCAGAAAGAACAAAAGTTTTCTATAAATAATTTACAGGTAAAACCCGCGAAGCACTGCGGTTTTTATACAATCTATCGCCGCGACGAACTGCGGACAAAGGAAAGGAAGATAGAAATGGCATTGACCAGAAAATTACTGAAAGGCATGGGACTCACCGACGAACAGGTGGACACCATCATTGAAGCACATACCGATACCGTAGACGGCTTGAAGGCTGATGTCAGCAAGTACAAGTCTGACGCGGAGAAACTGCCCGACGTTCAAAAGCAGTTGGACGACCTCAAGGCGGCGGGCGATGGCGGATATAAGGAGAAGTACGAAAAAGAACACTCGGACTTCGAGGCTTATAAATCCGGCATTACAGCAAAGGAAAGCAAGGCGGCAAAGGAAAAGGCTGTTCGGGCTTACTTTGAAAGCAAAAATATCACAGGCGCAAATCTCGATCTTGCCATGCGCGGCTGCGGCGAGGAAATGACCGCATTGGAGATGGACGGTGAGAAAATCAAGGACACAAAGAGTCTCGATGCACTTATCGAAGGAACTTATAAAGGACTTGTATCCAAGCCTTCTGTCCGTGTGGACATGGGCGCACGTCTCAACGACGGCGGCAAGGCGATGACGAAAGACGAGATCATGCAAATCACTGACAGAGCGGAGCGGCGCGCTGCAATCGCCGCAAATATGGATTTATTTAGAAAGGAAGATTAACTATGGCTGTTGATCCTAAGCTGATTAAAAAAGCTGATCTTGCGCGAGTTCGCGAGATCGAATTTACCGAAATGTTCGGCTATTCCATCAAGAAGCTGATGGAGGCTCTTGGCGTTACCCGCAAAATCGCAAAGCAGGCTGGCACCGTGCTCAAGAGCTACAAGGCTACCGGCACGCTGGAAGATGGTGCCGTGGCGGAAGGTGAAACCATTCCCCTGAGCAAGTACAAGACCGAGGCTGTGAACTATAAGGAGATCACGCTCAAGAAGTGGCGTAAGGCTACCTCTGCCGAGGCAATCACAGACCGCGGCTACGATCAGGCGGTAGAAATGACCACAGACGAAATGCTCAAGGACGTGCAGAAGGGCATCCGGAAGGACTTCTTTGAGTTCCTCGCCACCGGCACAGGAACGGCAACGGGCGCGACCTTCCAGGCGGCTCTTGCGCAGGCATGGGGGCAGCTCCAGGTGCTGTTTGAGGATGACGAGATCGGCGCGGTTTATTTCATGAACCCCCTCGATGTGGCTGACTACCTCGCAACAGCGAACATCACCTTGCAGACCGCTTTCGGCATGACCTACGTGGAGAACTTCCTCGGTCTTGGCACTGTGATCTTCAATTCCAGTGTTCCGAAGGGCAAGATCTATGCCACGGCAAAGGACAACATTGTTCTGTATTACATTCCCGTGAACGGCGCAGATCTTGGCGAAGTGTTCGACTTCACCACCGACGCAACCGGGTATATCGGCATCCACGAGGAGCCGGACTACACCAACATGACCGCCTCCGATACCGTTATCAACGGTATGGTGCTGTTCGCAGAGCGCATGGACGGCATCGTAGTCGGCACGATCTCGGCGGGGGGTTAAATGAACTGTTGAGAGCGCCTGCCCCTGAACCGCCCACGTTTTCCGGCATGACGAAAGCGCAGCTTCTCGATTATGCTGAGGAAAACGGGGTGGAAGGGGTCAACAGTTCCATGAAAAAGGCTGAAATTCTGGCTGTTCTGGAAGGGGTGGAGTGATGATCTACGCTGATTATGAATACTACTGCGACACTTACATAGGAACTGTAGACGCGGATAGTTTTTGCAGATTGGCGACACGCGCCAGCTCCTTCCTTGACTACTACACGCAAAACCGAGTAAAGGATTTTGCGGAGCTGGATGCTGTAAAAATGTGCTGCTGTGCCTTAGTCGACCAGTATATGCTGATCGACACGGCACAGGAGCTTGCCAGAAAGAATGTGTCCGCCGGGCTTGCATCTGACGAAGGAGAATTGCAGAGCGAGACTGTGGGCGGCTATTCCCGGACGCTTCGCAGCGGCGGTGATTCTTCCGTGTCTGCATTGAAAGCGGCTTCGGAGGCGAAGAAGGCTCTTGCAAGCGTAGCGCGTGAATATCTAGCCCATACCGGGCTTCTCTACAGAGGCAGGTGTTTTGCATGTACGCCCCCCACACTGTAACAATCTACAACGTCACGCAGGAGCAAGACCAGGATTTCAATGACACGCAGAAGCGCTATATCACAGTGATTCGCGGCGTAATGCTCCAAGCGTCGAAAGCTGCCAATGTCCGCGCGAGCGGGCTTGAGGGAGCAGATGCGGTGAATCTGTACATTCCGTTCTCTGCGTCTGCTGTAGACGGCGTGACAGGAATGGAGAAGCGATACGTCGGACCGCAAGAATTCTGGCGCGCAACTGATAAAAGCAAGATTTGGACGCTTTCCACGGACGGCAACGGCGGCACAACCTTCTTTGTGAAGGGCGAAGTAGTCGAACCGAACAAGACGGAAGAACAGATTGAGATGCTTTACGACGATGTGTACAAGGTGACGAAGGTAGACATGAAGGACTTCGGAAGTCCTTCCATGTGGCACTGGCAGGTCGGAGGCACGTGATGCTGAAATTCAGTGTGAAAACCGACGGGTTTGACGAGCTCCAAGAGGCAATCGCACGGGCTTGCACAAAAGCCGAACACATTGTTGCTGTGCAAATGGAAAAGGACACAAGCCCGTACGTGCCGTTCCTGACGGGTTCTCTCGACCAGAGAACTCAGGTGGTTGGTAATGCGATCATCTATCCGGGACCGTATGCAAGATTCTTGTATTACGGAAAAGTCATGGTTGACCCGGAGACGGGCAGCACATACGCACCGAAGGGCGGAACGAAGGTCCTGACGGACAAAAACCTTGTGTTCACGACATCCGGACACGCGCAGGCACAATCGCACTGGTTCGAGGCTTCAAAGGCTGAGAACCTTGACAAATGGATTCGAGTTGCAGATAAGGCGGTGAAAAATGGGCTCTGAGAAAGAAAAAAAGCTTGTTTCTTCCGAGGAAGAACAGGACATATCCAGAAAGATGATGGTCTGGGTAAACTCGTTTTCGGATGACGATCTCCCGGCTGCAACCATCAATTATGAGTTCCTCGCCGCCGATTCTGCTAGCGTGGCTCTGTCCGTGATTCAAGGCGCGTACATCACAAGAAGGTACTTACTCGGTGGGCATGAGGCAGAATACCAGTTCAAGATCATAGCCCGTATCAAGCCAGGCGGGAGTAACGACAAGCGCTTGAAAGCCGACGCGGTTTTGAACCGCTTCGGGGATTGGGCAATGCAGAATTATCCGTCTTTGGGTGACGGCATCCGCGTCCGGCGTATGGACGTATCCAGCCGCGCGGCGATGTTCGCCCGATACAATGATGGAACAGAAGACCACCAAATTTTAATGAAGATGACTTACGAGGTGATATAAATGGCAGAAACTACTTTTAACACCACGAGCGGCCAGCCGGTAGACAGAGAATTACTCATCGCGTACCTGAACACGGGTTCCACGACTGCGCCGGTTTGGTCGCCTTTTGGCACTCGAGTCACGGATTCGAGCATGGAATACGACTGGCAGGAGGATTCCAGCAAGGATATCCTCGGCACGACCAGAACCACAATGAAGAAGCCGATCATTACGCAGAGCTTTGAGCCGTGCGAACTCGACGCGGGCGACGCTGCGCTTACGAAGATCTGGAATCTTGCAGTCAAAGATCAGGACGCCGCAGCTCTTGCGAACCAGGATGTGCTTATCGTCCACCATTATGCGGGAACGGCCAAGACAGCGGCGTTCGCCGAACGGTACGATGCGACGATGGTCAAACCTTCGAGCCTTGGCGGCGAAGGCGGCGGATATGTCGGTATGCCTATCGATGTTACACTCGGCGGCAACAGAACCACTGGCACAGCAGCGGTTGGCACTGGCGGCGTGGTGACATTCACAGCAGATTCGGAATAAGGGGGAGCAATAGATGGCAGAAATCAGATTTGATACCGGCGTTGTGTCGTTCAATATCAACGATGCAGTGACGATTGAGTTCAATCCTACAGACAGCGAAGTTGTAGAGAAGATCTACAACACGTTTGAAGAACTGGACAAAAAGCAGGACGCATACAAAGCCGAAGTCGAACGCTGCGCGGATAAGAAGGAAATCTTCGAGATCGCCCGCCGCAGAGACCAGGAAATGCGCGACATGCTGGACGGGCTCTTCGGGAAGCCGATCTGCGCGCCCCTGTTTGGCACGATGAACGTCTACGCAATGGCCGACGGTCTTCCCGTCTGGTGCAATCTGATGCTTGCCGTCATTGATCAGATCGATACGACGTTCTCCCGCCAGAAGAAACTTACTGACCCGAGAATCAAGAAGTATACGGAGCGATGGAAAAAGTAATCTGGGCGCTGCCGACATCGGTTGATGTAAACGGAACAGAATACGGAATTCGGTCGGACTATAGAGCGGTGTTGGATATCCTCACCGCTCTTACCGATAACGAGTTGGATGACCATCTCAAGGCCGAGGCGGCACTAGAGATTTTTTATCCAGGTTTCGACGAAATGCCTCCAGGAGACTATCAGGAGGCCCTAAATCAATGCTTCCGGTTTATTGATCGGGGGCAAGATCGGAAAGAGAAGAAACGCGAACCTGCATTGATGTCGTGGGAACAGGATTTTGACATCATTATTGCTCCGATCAACCGGATTGCCGGGTGTGAGGTGCGGGCGCTGGAATATCTACACTGGTACTCGTTTTTGAGCTTCTATCAGGAGATCGGTGATTGTCTCTTCGCTCAAGTTGTCCGCATACGCGATAAAAAAGCGCACGGGAAGCCTCTGGATAAACAGGACAGGGAATTCTACCGGAAAAACAGGGATATTATCGATCTGAAAACGACGTATATAGAGTCCGAAAAGGATGTTCTGGCCGCATGGGGCATTTCAAAATAAGGTGGTGAGAAAATGGCAGACGGAAAGATTGTCGTGCAAGCAGAAGTTGACGCCAAAAAGGCACAGAAAGATTTGGATGCGCTGACCGGTAAGATTGACAAAATGGAAGCGGCTCTGAATAAAAGCACAGGTGAGCAAAGCGGCATCAAATCCCAGCTTGACGCGGCGAAAGAATCTGCAAAACAGGCAGAAAATGCGCTGAAATCGTTGCGAACTGAATCCGAGCGGCTTCGGCAGATCACGTCCGGCGAGGTGTCTGCGTCTCCGGAGGCTTATATCACAGCATACGGGCGGCAGACGGAAGTCGCAGCACAAATCAAAGAGCAGGAAGCGATCTTAAAAGAGCAGGACAAGATCGTTGAGAGTTTGGACGGGAAATATGCAAAAATCACGGACAAAGTGATCGCGCAGACTTCTGCTTTGGACGCTGCAAAGCAAAAAGCCGGAGAACTCACGGAGCAAATCACAAGCGCAAGCGGAGCTACAGAGCGCATGGAAGCCGCTGCGAAGAAGGTTTCCGGCAGCATGAACACGTTCAGCAAGCGTGTTTCCGGGCTTTTCAAACGCGTTCTTGTTTTCAGCCTGATTACTCGGGCACTGCAAAGTTTACGGACTTGGCTCGGGAAGACAATCATGAAAAATGAGGAGGCACGGGCTGCGGTCGCAAGACTGAAAGGCGCGTTGCTGACGCTGGCGCAACCGATTCTTCAAGTCGTAATTCCGGCGTTTATAACGCTCGCTAACGTACTGACTCGCATTATAACATTGCTGGCTAGGATCGTGTCTAAGATTTTTGGAACGACTTACGAAAAGTCGGCAGCGGCTGCAAAGTCGCTATATGACGAGCAAGAGGCGTTAGAAGGCGTCGGTAGTGCGGCGAAAAAAGCTGGGAAGTCGATGGCAAGCTTTGACGAGATCAATCAGCTGTCGAGCAATTCGGACGAAAGCGCGGGCGGCATCGGAGGTGCTGGCGCGTCTGGTGAGATTGCACCGAATTTCGCATCTAAAATCAAAGACCAGATCACCGCGATTACGGAACTGTTTCTTGGTGCAGGGCTTTTGGCGCTTGGTGCAATCTTGACGTTCTCCGGCGCGAACATTCCGCTCGGGCTTGCGTTGATGGCAATTGGAGCGTTGGCAATCTACGATGCTGTGACGGAAAATTGGGGCGGAATCGCTGAACTGTTGCAAGGGCAGATCGGTAAAATCACAGCCATTGTGAGCGCGGCGCTTTTGGCACTTGGCGCAATTTTACTATTCAGCGGGGCAAGCGTCCCCGTTGGACTCGGACTTATCATGGCTGGCGCTATTGGGCTTGCAGCTGTAGCAGCCGCTAATTGGGAAGGACCAGTCGCAGAACTAAAGGCGGTTATCACGGAACTGACGCTAATCGTAAGCGGTGCACTGCTGGTAATTGGCGCAATTTTGACGTTTACCGGGGCAAATGTGCCTCTTGGCATAGGGCTTATGATAGCGGGCGTAGCGGGACTTGCCACAGCCGCTGCGATAAACTGGGGCGCTGTTAAAAAGTTTGTTCAGGAAAATGTTTACGAAATTATGGCAGTCGTGAGTTCGGCGCTGCTCGTCATTGGCGCGATTCTCACGTTTTCCGGTGCAAATTTACCGCTTGGCATCGCACTAATGGCGGCGGGTGCTGTTGGACTTGCAGCTGTTGTAGCAATTAACTGGGGCAGCATTAAACAGGCATTGCAAGGCCCAATAGGAGTTGTAACAGCGCTTGTAAGCGCGGCATTGCTTGCATTGGGCGCTGTGTTAGCGTTTTCCGGCGCAAATATTCCACTCGGTATTGCTCTAATGGCAACGGGTGCAATTGGATTGAGGGCAGCAATCACAGCAAACTGGGACACGATTCAAAGCAAACTGCGCGGTCCACTCGGCGTAATAACTGCTTTGCTTGGCGTATCTTTGCTTGTGCTTGGCGCGGTTCTCCTGTTTACAGGTGCCGGAATTCCTCTTGGTCTTGGGTTGCTGGCGGCAGGCGGTGCAAGTCTTGCAGCGGCGATTGCCCCAAATTGGAATTTCATTATAGACAAAATCAAATCCTGTTGGGCAGCGGTAAAAAGCTTCTGGGATAAAAACATTGCGCCCGTGTTTACGGCGGAATGGTGGGCAAACCTTGCAAAGAATGCCTTAAATGGATTTATCGGTGTGTTTGAAGCGGCGATTAACGGAATCATTGACGGAATTAACTTCCTCATTTCCTGCCTGAACAAAATTCACATTGATATTCCGGACTGGGTGCCGGTTATTGGCGGCAAATCGTTTGGATTTAATATCCCGCCGGTGAGCAAAGTAGCGCTTCCACGACTGGCAGAAGGTGCGGTCATCCCGCCGAACCGGGAGTTTATGGCGGTGCTGGGTGACCAGAAAAGCGGGACGAACATCGAAACGCCGCTTGAGACAATGGTGCAGGCATTCAAACAGGCTATGAACGAATCCGGCGGACGGTCGCAGACGATCATCTTGCAGCTCAATGGCAGAGAATTTGCAAGGGCTGTCTATAAGGCGAACAACGAAGAAACGCAGCGTGTAGGCGTAAGGCTGGCGGGGGTGAAGGCATGACGAGCGTTTTGACCATCGACGGCACGGCGTATCCGAATCTGCATGTAACCAGTCTGAAACGCTCTTTCGCGGTTCTGGACGGCGATAATGCGGGGCGCGTGATGACCGGCGCGATGGTGCGCGACATCATCGGCACGTTTTATAACTACAGCGTGGAGCTTGACCCGGTCGGAACTGACCCAGCGGAATATGACAGGTTCTATGAAGCAATTTCCGCTCCGGTCGACAGCCATTCCCTCACCGTTCCATATGCGCAAGGGACATTGACCTTCGAGGCGTATGTTGCAAACGGAGACGATGAACTTTTGACGGCTTACGGGCAGAAGAACGAATGGGGAAACCTTACATTTAATTTTGTTGCGATGAAGCCGAAGAGGACGCCGCTATGAGTGTAAAAGTTGTGTATGAAGACGTTGCGGTCGGTTCTGCGGCGGCTGCGAGTGTGACAGCAAGCGAGGCTATGGGTATTTCAAAAACCTCGCTGCTGCCCTTCGGGGCATTCGAGGGGCCAGTGGCAACGACGGAGCAGAACCAATGGGTGCTGAACGGCACGCGAAAGCTCAAACCAAAATCTGAGCCGGTTGGCTTCTGGTCGACACCTCGGAGCGGCGCAGACTGTACGTTCCAAACACCGCTTACCATTGAGATATCCCTGGACGGGCAGTTTACGTCTCTCGGAATCTACTTCAAATTTGACGGGGAAACCGGGGACTATTGCAGTGACCTGAATATCACGTGGTACAACGGAACAACGCAGCTGGCTACACAGCAGTTCTTCCCGAACAGCGGAAATTACTTCTGCGAGAGAACTGTGGAACTGTATAACAAAATCAAGATTCAGTTCAACAAAACGAATCTGCCAAACCGACCGATCAAGATATCCCTTATCCTTTTCGGCATTGTTCGAGAGTTCGAGCGGCAGGAGCTTCGGAGTGTTGAGGCGACCGAAGAACTGAACATCATATCCGACGAGCTGGCGATTAACACGCTGGATTTCACGCTGGACAGCATGGAAGATATTGATTTTATTTTCCAAGAGAAGCAGCCCGTTTATGCGTACAACGGAAAGACGAAAATTGGCACGTTTTACATCGACGAATCTACCCGCGTAAGCAAAAACGTATACAACGTTTCCTGCATCGACGCTTTGGGAATTCTGGACGAAGACCCATTCCCGGCTGTTGTTTATTCCAACGCCAACGCGAAAACGGTTTTAGAAAGCATCCTCGGCGGGTATTTCGTCTTGGAGCTTTCGGAGGAACTACAGACCGAGAAGCTGACAGGATACATTCCTGATTGCACGCGAAGGGAAGCTTTGCAGCAGGTAGCTTTTGCGCTTCGGGCTGTGGTAGACACCAGCGGAACGGGGAACGTGAAGGTATGGAGACTGTCGGAGGAAACACCGACGGTGATTCCTATGAATCGGCTCTACGTCGGCGGAGAGGTCAGCCAGTCCGCCATCGTGACCGAGGTAAGAGTTACCGCGCACATGTACAGCACGTCCGGGAGCGGAAGCGATACCGTCAAAGTGGACGGCAAGACCTACTACCACACGGAAGCGGTAACGACCAAGACAAATCCGAACGTCACGGCCTCGACCAAGCCAAACGTCATAGAAGTCAAGGACGCGACGCTGGTAAATACCTCGAACGTTGCAGCGGTGACACAGCACGTCTTTGACTATTATATGCGGCGGCAGACGCACAGCGTTCAGATCGTCATGGACAAGGAGCTTCCCGGGGACTATGTAGACACCACAACTCCGTGGGATGACCACATTACCGGGACAATAACGAGCATGACCATCAAACTGAGCGGCATCGCGGCGTCTGAGTGCGACATCGTCGGAACGGGGGCTTCTGCATGAGAATTATGAAAACCTTAATCACCGACCGGACGCAGGCTGACGCTTCCTATGCTGAGAAGCTTTACAAGAAGCTGTGGAGCGACTTCACGGAGCAGGAAAAGGCCGACTTTGAAGCAGGCTTGAAAGGCTCTTACAAAGCGTCTGACCTGAACCGCGTCGGCACAGCGCTTATCACCATTCGTGACCGGCTGAGAACGCATTGTATCGACGTTCCGGCAGAAGTCCGGGAGGATTACGGTTCTGACGAAGTGCTCGACAAAGACGTCATGGACGCTTATATCGAATCCGCGAACGCCGTATATGACGCAGCTGTCAATCCTGCCCCGCGCCCTCCGGCAAAGATCAACGACCTAGACTGGGAAGGCGCGAACAACATCGAAAAGACAATTATCGCTGTAGATGACGTGTTGGAGAGCCGGGAGGTCGGCTGGATTTACGCGGACGAGGAACTATACGCAGGAGACATGGGGGGATAACATGAAAGACCGAACTCCAAAATTTCCGGGGCGGGTAAAACTCAAGCCCGTTGCCGGACAGACAGATACTTACGACATGACGCGTGCAGACGACCCGGACGATACCGGCACGCCGTTCAACACGCGCACAATGCTCCAAGATTCCACGGGACGCTTTCTCCGCTTGCCGTATGCGAACCCGCTTGTCGACGACGCGTTCCGGCACATGGTCGACCGCATCGTACCCATCGGCACCATCCGGACGAGCCCGGCGCAGAGTCTGGGAGATGCGTGGTTGAAGTGCGACGGGAGCACAGTGACGTTTGAGAACTACCCGCAGTTGTGTTCTGTGCTGAGAAATACGGGCGGTGCGGTAACGTGGGATACGAATGCGTTTCCGGCATCTTACAATGCAAAAAGTGTTTCAAATACAGTGTATTTTGATGGGATGTGGTTTGTTTGTGTGCAGGTTGGTAGCAATTTCAAGATTTTGAAATCCAGCGCGGTTGGTGGAACGTTTTCCGAAGAGGCGACGTTTGCAGGAAGCGAATCTACATACGAAGGCATAATGTGCTCGCTCGCAGTATCTGATGATTATTGCGTGTGCGCATACCGTGTCGGAATAAACGTCAAGATTGCGGTTCGAGAAAAAGGGAACACAAGCTGGACGCAGGTGGGCGTTACACTCCCATCAGATAGCAAAGACGGTACCGGATTCTTCGGAATCGCTGAATGTAACGGGAAATTTGGATTTGCAATAGAAAGATACGGAAGCTCCAGGGACGAATATTCCGATAAAACATATGTGGTTCTTTCGGATGCGCCTTTGGATTCTGGCAGCTGGCAGTATTCGATGATTACGAAAACTAACGATATCAGCGGGAATAAATTTTTCGGATATAAGTTCTCGAGCGCAAATGGAAAATGGTTCCTTTCGGCAATCCGACAGGAGACTGGAAGTTCTTTTAGCGGTGATGTAGAGCTGCACGTTGCAAATGGGAGTGAAACCAGCTTCACGAAAATAAAAACTCCTGTCAAATCAGTAGTCATGAAACGTTATTCAGCGTCAGAAGTTGTGTTCCTATCTGGAAAGTATTATTTTTTTGGGACTTACTATTCGCAGTACAACAGCAGTTCGGGAATATTTTATAGACCAGTGTCGACCGTTTATTCTTCCGAAAATCTCACAAACTGGGGTTCTTCTATTGTTACCGGAGAGAACAAACAGGCAACTACCTGCGTAAGTTACGCATCTGCATCGGAATCAACATTACTGGTTGCAACGCAAACAGAAGTTTGGACGACGTCCAGCCCAAACGATGGGTTCAACCAAGCTACTGTACCAACTACTGCGATTACCGCAGTGGCATTGCAGGGAATGACGGCGACGGCATCTTACAAAGGCGGTGTGGCGTATCACGATTACACATATGATTCGCGCCTCTTGCCTACCATCTCGCTTTCGGACGACACGACGACGTTCATCAAGGCAAAAAACGAACTGGACGTATTTGAATGGCAGCAAAGCGGGGGGTGATTAAGTGTTTCAGAAAATCGCAAACGCTTTATCGGTGGAAGTAGAGGGAACTGACCTGACAAAGGTGACAAAACTGGAATTTTACGTAAAACAGGCATGCCAGTTCTTCCAGTACACGCCGGTAGTCGTTGACGAAACGCACCTGCTGGTAAAAATCCCGTACGAAGACGCGATGCGCCTGCGCCCGGGGGCGGTGAGTCTGCAATGCGCGCTGACAGACGCAGACGGAAATAAGCAGGCGGCGGAGATCGTTCAGGTGGACGTGAAGAGATTCCTAAAGGAGGCGGGATATGCTTAAAATGGTGCTTTCGCAGCCGGAGATTCGGATGCGGATCGATCCCGCGAAGGTGGTCTATCAGGGCGGCGAGGCGTATGAAGGGGACTACGAGGTCGTGCCGAAGGCATTTGAGCCGGTTGTTTTGCCGACGAAAAACAAGCTGCTGGCGGACGATGTGACCGTCACAAAAGTCCCATACTATGAGGTATCCAACGAGACCGGCACGACGGTCTACATTGCATCGGAGGTGTAAATTTTGGGCAGAAGTAAATTTATCTATGGCGGCGAGGTGCTGTTAGATCTGACCGCCGACACGGTGGAGCCGGGCAAAGTCCTGCTTGGCTTTAAGTATCACGGCTCGGACGGCGAGCTGCACACTGGCACGTGCGAATTTGACCTCGACACGTCCGGCGCGACCGTCAAGGCTTCGGAAATTCTTTTCGGCAAGACGGCGGGCGCAAGGGGCTCGATGATCACGGGCGAAATGCCGAACAACGGCGCGGTCGCCGCGAAGATCACGACGGTCAAGGGCGAGTACATCGTCCCAATCGGATACCACGACGGAAGCGGCAAGGTCGCCATCGACCCCACAGAGGCTGCAAAGATCATTGCCGGGAACATCAAGGCGGGCGTGACGATCCTCGGCGTGGAGGGCACGTACAGCGGCGAGGCCATCAAGGCACAGACAAAATCCGTCGAGCCGCTGACGACCGCGCAGACGATTTTGCCGGACGCAGGGTATGATTACATGTCCCAGGTCGACGTGGCCGCGATCTACTACAACGAAACGCCCAATGCCGCCGGCGGCGTGACTGTCACCATCGGCAAGAAGGCAGGAGCGTGAGCGTATGGCGGCACCGGAAGTATCTGGGGGTGAAACCCCGAGAAACAAGGTGGTCTACGCCGGAAAAACACTCATCGACCTGACCGAGGATACCGTCACCCCCGCGACGCTCAAATCCGGCGTGACGGCGCACGACGCTTCGGGCGCGAAGATCACCGGCACGTTAGATACCACCCCGCCCGAGGAGTCGGACATCAATTTCTGGGACTACGACGGGACGCTTCTGTATGCGTGGACACTCGACGAGCTGGCCACAAAGAC